GAGATACCAGCTATAGACAATGTCTTAGACTATCCCTTTAGGGGCAAAGCAGACGTATTGGCTGCGGATAGAATCGTAGACCTAAAAACTACCACAAACATAAAAGACTTCAGCTGGAGTGCTAATAAGTACGGCTATGACGTTCAATGCTATCTTTACTGTAATTTATTCAAGAGAGAATACAAAGACTTTCACTTTTTAGTATTAGACAAAGGCAGTCTTGATATTGGTATATTTAACTGCTCGGAAGAGTTTTACTACAGAGGCGAGGAGAAAGTAGAAAAAGCCCTTGACTTATACAACAAGTTCTTTATAGAAGGGGCAGACTTAGATAATTATTGTTTAACTGGAGAACTATGAATATAGAAATAAATAATTTTTATAAAGGTAATTGTATTGAATTATCTAAAAAGCTAAAGGACAAATCTATTGACTGTATTATAACTTCTCCACCTTATTATAATTCATCACATAAATACCAAAGAGGCACTGGCTTTCATTATACATCTGACGTTGGAGAGCCTTTGTATGTTATAGAAGATGTTTTTGATGCGGTCAAACCAAAATTAAAAGAAGATGCTATCATTTGTCTAAACTTAGGTTTTAGCTATGGCGAAACTGGTGTAATGCGCCCTTTTGATATTTTAAACAGATTAAGAAATAAACTTGGATATTTTGTAAATGACATTATAATATGGCACAAAAACAATCCTATTCCTATGCGTAACAGACTTACAAACGCAATAGAGTATATTTTTGTCTTGTCTAAAAACCCTATTGGTAAATATTACACCAAAGAATATACGCACAATGTATGGAAATTCCCAGTAGATAAAGGCGGTAAAGGACACTCAGCAGTATTCCCAAATGAATTACCAAAACTATGCTTAAAGCATTTTACCAAAGAAAAAGACTTAGTTTTAGATTTGTTTATGGGCAGCGGAACAACAGCCATAGAATGCTTAAAAATGAACAGGAATTTTATAGGTTTTGAGATTAATCAAAGCTATATAGAAATATCAAAAAAAAGATTAGCGGAACAAAATAAACTTAACAAACAAGAACAGTTATTTTAATGAAACAAAAGAAACACACACAGATACAACGAATACTAAGACTTGAGAACATAGTATCTCAATTATATGTAGAGATACAAGCTATCAAATTAATTTTAGCAAAGAATGAAGAGAAAACAGATACCAGTATTTAGCGGAGTGTTACAATACTTCCCAGACGCAATAAGAGAGGTAGCAAAGACTTCTTGGATAGGCAACCAACAGCATCACCCTAACAAGCCCTTACACTGGGACAGAAGTAAAAGTTCAGACGAACTAGACGCTTTAACAAGACATCTTATGGAAGTGGGAACGATAGACACAGACGGAATAAGACACTCTGCAAAGGTCTGCTGGAGAGCCTTAGCAAACCTACAAAAAGAACTTGAAAAAGAAGGCAAAGCGCCTTTAAGTAAATATAATAAGAAACAATGGTAATACACAACGAAATATTTTGCACTTACAGACAAGAGCAAGAGAAAATAGACAAAGCAATACAACTGCTAAAAGAAAACGGCTATATTATACACAAGCGAGAGGAATGAAAATACTTAACTTATATGCTTGTTTAGGTGGTAATAGGTATAAGTGGGATGAGGTTACAAAAGTAGAAGTAACAGCGGTCGAGTGGGACGAGGAACTTGCAAGACTATACCAAGAACGCTTCCCACAAGACAAAGTAATAGTAGCAGACGCACACCAATACTTATTAGACCATTATAAAGAGTTTGATTTTATCTGGAGCAGTCCACCTTGTCCCACACATAGTAAAGTTAGAATTACACAAAAAACAACAGATGCTTTTATCCCATTATACCCAGATATGAAGCTTTATCAAGAAATAATATTTTTAGATAATCACTTTTGTGGAAAGTATGTTGTAGAAAATGTAATACCGTATTATGAACCGTTAATACCAGCAAACAAAAGAGGAAGGCACTTATATTGGACTAACTTTAATCTTCCCGCTACATTAAGCAAAAGGACACAAGGTAAAGGCTTGATGACTGGGATAACTAACGAGATACCAAAATGGTGTAAATTTCACAATTATGATTTTTACAAGTACAAAGGAAAACAAAGGCGAGATAAAATAGCAAGAAACCTTGTAGATTATGAAGCTGGTAAAACAATTCTAGAGACAGCGATAGGAATAATAAAAAAACAAAACGTAAAACAAACAGAATTATTTTAAAATGAAAATACTTAACTTGTATGCTGGTATTGGAGGCAATAGGGCTTTGTGGGGGAATGAACATACTATAACTGCTGTAGAGATAAAAAACAACATAGCTGAGGAATACCAAGCCTTATATCCAAAAGACAAAGTAATAGTAGCAGACGCAAATCAATACTTGCTAGACCATTACAAGGAGTTTGATTTTATCTGGAGTTCTCCCCCTTGTCCCACACACAGCCGAACAAATTACTTTACACAGCATATAAGAAAAAGACCAGTATATATTGACATTAGTTTATATCAAGAGATAATATTTCTTGACAATTTTTTTAAAGGTAAGTATGTAGTGGAGAATGTTATCCCTTTTTACAAGCCTTTAGTAAAAGCTAAAAAAATAGGTAGACATTTGTTTTGGGCTAATTTTAAAATAAACGAAATACCGCAGCCAAAAGACGATATAGGCACAATGGTAAAAGGACACCCAAACAGAGCCAACAAAAAGCCTTTAAAAATTAGAAACGCTGTAAACTCTAGTTTAGGTTTACATATTTTAAACGAAGGAATCAAAAGCTTTAACAACAATAATATAAAACAAACAGAATTATTTTAATATGAAGTTAGAAACGATTAGAGACACAATCAAAGAACTTAAACAAATAGACATCTTTGAACAAACAAGACGAAGGGAAGTAATAGAAATGCGCTCCGTAGCAAATAGATATTTAAGCAAAGTAAAAAAGATGCGGCTCACTGAAATAATGAGAGAGTATAAACGATGCGGATACGACATACATCACGCCACTATATTATACCACTTAAAAAACTATGAGCAAATCTGTTTTTACAACCCAGAAATTGAGATTGTATTTAAAGCACTTATAGGAGACCCTAAACTTTATGTCTTAGGACAGATACCAAAGGCTTCAGATAAACAGATAGAACAAATAGAAGAGATACTATTAAAATGACCATAACCAACGAGGACAATATGGAGTTAATGTCAAGGTATGAGGATAACTACTTTGACTTAGCTATAGTAGACCCGCCTTATGGGATTATAGAAAGTGGAGCTCAAAGGGGAGGCGTTTCAGAAGAATATAAAAATAGGGCATATACAAATGGGAGCATTGATGCTTGGGATATTAAACCAAATAAAGAATATTTTGATGAATTGTTTAGGGTATCTAAAAACCAAGTTATTTGGGGTGGTAATTATTTTGATTTACCTCCGACAAGGGGTATCATATTTTGGGATAAAGTGCAACCATTCGAAACATACTCAAAAGGGGAATTAGCTTGGACATCGTTTACATATCCTGCAAAACTTTTTAAATATGATAACAGATATAAAGGAAAAATTCATCCTACACAAAAACCAGTTAAATTATACGAGTGGCTTTTAATGAATTACGCAAAAGAAGGCGACAAGATTTTAGACACTCATCTAGGCAGCGGCAGTATTGCTGTAGCTTGTCATAATTTAGGCTTTGACCTTACAGCTTGTGAACTTGATAAAGAGTATTACGAGGCTGCTATAAAAAGAATAAACCAGCACAAAGCACAAATAAGAATGTTCTAAAAAAAAATAAGTTTGTTTATATATTAATAATTCAGTTAACTAATTAAAAACTGATTTATGGATAAGAGAAAATTTAACAAAGGAACAAAAGGAAACAAAGGCGGCAGACCTTCCAAAGCTGCAGAGCAAAAACTTATAGAACGCCTAGACAATATAATAGACAAAGACGAGGCAATAGAAACTTTAGGCAAGCTTGTAGCAAAAGGGGATATGAGAGCCTTACAGACGTATTTAAGCTATCGTTATGGCAAACCCAAAGAAAGTATGGACATCAATTCTAGTGAGGGCTTAAACATCAATTTTAAAGACTTAATAAAATTCGTTGACTGACATTGATTAAAGTAAAAAAAAAGTATCTGCCTATAATTTCAAACGATAGTAGGTACTATATAGTAAGCGGTGGCAGAGGGTCTGGCAAGTCTTTCTCAATCAATGCGCTTTTAGTGATGCTTACCTACGAGTCTCAACATACCATACTTTTTACAAGGTACACCCTAACGAGTGCTTACATTTCAATAATACCTGAATTCTTAGACAAGCTGGAACAGTTGCAAATGACACAGGACTTCCACATAACCAAAGACGAAATAATAAATAAAAAGACTGGTAGCAAAATAATCTTTAGAGGTATAAAGACATCAAGCGGAGACCAGACAGCAAACCTTAAATCCTTGCAAGGTATTACGACTTGGGTTGTAGATGAGGCAGAGGAACTAACAGACGAGCAGAAGTTCGACACTATAGACCTAAGCGTTAGACAGCAAGGCAGACAAAACAGAGTTATTCTAATACTTAACCCCACAACCAAAGAACACTTTATATATAGACGTTTCTTTGAGGATAGGGGGGTGCAAGAGGGAAGCAATACAACCAAAGAAAATACAACCTACATACACACCACTTACAAGGATAACCTAGAACACCTCTCTAAAAGCTACATTGAACAAATAGAACAAATGAAGCTGAGACGTCCAGAGAAATACAAACAACAAATGCTGGGGGCTTGGATGAGTAAAGCGGAAGGGGTTATATTCAATAACTGGACAATAGGGGAGTTTAAAAGATACAGCGTAAGCGTTTGGGGTCAAGACTACGGCTTTGCAGCAGACCCTTCAACTTTAGTAGAGTGTAACATAAACACAGCAACAAAGACTATTTATTTAAAAGAGTGCTTTTATCTGCCTAGACTTACAACTTCACAAATAGCAGAACTGAATACTAAGTACGCAAAGGACGGCCTTATAATAGGGGACAGCGCAGAACCTAGACTACTAAGCGAAATAAAAGCAAAGGGCTGCAACGTAAAGCCCAGTATAAAAGGTCAAGGCAGTGTTACTTATGGAATAAGCCTCTTACAAGACTACGACTTAATAATAGACCCAGCAAGCAGAAACCTAATAAAAGAACTCAATAACTACAGATGGCTAGAGCGAAAGTCAAACACTCCTGTAGATAAGTACAACCACTTACTAGATGCTATAAGATACGCTGTAGGCTACCAACTACAAAACCCAAACAGAGGGAAGTATATAGTTCACTAAAATAATTTAAAAACGTTTATATATTAGTATGAAAGTCAATCTAAGAATACCTACAAGCCTCAACGAAATAACCCTAGCACAATACCAGGAGTTTGCAAAGCTAGAAGCAGACCTAGACAAAACCAAAGATACTGCGATACAATTAAAGATTGTAGAGATATTTTGTAAAGTGCCAGAGGTAGTTGTAAGAAATATGAAGGCTACAGACATAGCGGAAATATGCGAAATAATTAATACTATGTTTGACACTGAACACCAACTAATAAATAGGTTTAGACTCAAAGGGATTGACTACGGATTTATCCCAGAGCTTGACGATATGTCTTTCGGGGAGTATATGGACTTGGATACTTTTATAAGTGATAACGATAACTTACACAGAGCGGTCAATGTACTATTCAGACCAATAGAACACAAGCGAGGGAACAGATACACAATAAAAGACTATAACCCAGACACAAGCGAAATAGCAAAGGACTTCCCACTAGATGCAGTCTTAGGGGCTATTGTTTTTTTTTACAGTTTAGGCAAGGACTTATCACTGGTTATGCTGAACTCTTTGGACAGCAAGAACGAGAAGGCTTTAGCACAGCATCTAATTTCACATCCAAGTGGGGATGGTTTAACTCACTCTATGCAATCGCTCAAGGCGATATTACAAGATTTAAAAATATCACTGAATTAAATATACATCAATGCTTGACTTACTTAGAATACACAAAAGAAAAAAATCAAATAGAATCAGCACAAATTAAAAACAAGTTTAAATGAGCCAACAAGGGATAAGAGGTTTTTACCAACTAACAGAAACAATAGAAACACAGCTACTAGCGGATGTTAATGTAAACACCGTTACTACTGGGGACATATATGATATTGACTTATCAAAACAAAGCATCTTCCCTTTGTCGCATATTGTTATAAATTCTGTAACAACCCAAGAACAAGTCTTATCTTTTAACATCACTGTAATGGCAATGGATATTGTAGACGAGAGCAAAGAAAAAACAACAGACATATTCAGAGGCAACAATAACGAGCAAGACGTTTTAAACACTCAACTAGCTGTACTTAACAAGCTTATAATGGTGCTAAGACGAGGGACACTATATAGCGAGAAATTCCAACTTGAAGGAGACCCAACACTTGAGCCTTTCTATGAGAGGTTTGAGAATCGACTTGCTGGATTTGCTGCTACAATGGATGTAATAATACACAATGATATTGACATATGTTAGGGGACAAGTTTTTAAGGGACGAGTTAAACAAGTTTGCTAAGTATGTGATACAACAAAGCCGCAGCAACTTAACTAAGGGCAAATCCCCTTACGGCAGTTTTAACGATACCAAAAAACTTTATAACAGTATGGACTTCAATGTAGGCCAAAAGGGCAGCACAATGTCTCTAGCGTTCAAAATGGAGGACTATTGGAAGTTTAAAGACAAGGGTGTTAAAGGCAAGTCCTCAAGCAGTAAGGCACCTAACAGCCCCTTTAAATTTGGAACTGGTAGCGGTCAAAAAGGTGGCCTCACAAAAAGTATAGACAAATGGGTAAGACGCAGAGGCATACAATTTAGAGACAAAAAAAGCGGAAGGTTTTTAAGCTACGAGCAAACTGGTTTTATAATTACTAGGAGTATATATCAAACAGGAACAAGACCAAGTATGTTTTTTACAAAGCCTTTTGAGGCTGCTTTTAAAAGACTGCCAGACGAATTAGTAGAGGCCTATTCAATAGGACTAGAGAAACAGATACAAGTAAACATAAACAAATGAGCAAAATAAACGTAAGAAGTCCGTTTTATATTTCAATCACAGCAACAAACCTAACTAGCTGCCAATTAGAATTATTTATATATACAGGCACCCAAACAAGCAGCAGACCTACAGCGGCCACTTATACGCTAAATTCTTTTGCGGTGGATAACGTATGTACTTTTGAAATTGCAGAACTTGTAAGGGACTATTTTGATAACGAGTTTGACGGAGATTACAGCACCCCTATTTTTTGGGTAGACTACAGAACTACAAACACAATACAAACCACCGTAGGGTCTGCAACCAGCTTCACACAGCTTAAAGGTTTTTACGGCTACGGCTTTTTTGAGGACGGTGTAAATCCAACAAACAACAAAGCGGTATTACAATCAAACACAAAGATAGTCAAGCTAGATGACGCCCCAGCGGTTGTTGCTGTAGACACTTCCCTAGCGACTCAAGTAACATACCTTAAAAACGGAACGCAAGTATTTACCAAGGCCATAAGTTCAACAACAAGCAGCACTACGCAAATAGAATACGTTACAAGCGGTATAAACGGTTCAGACGAATTCGAGGACAGAGTAATACAAGACGGTGGAACTTTTGAGGGCAGCGACTGCCTTACCAATTTCTCGAAGGAGTTTACTTTATTTGACTTTGATACAATACTTGTAGATAGTTCTTTGGGGGTTACAAAACTAACAGTAACAAACGAGGAAGAGTGTAAATTCACACCCCTTAAAATAACCTTCATAAACAAATACGGAACACTGCAAGACATCTGGTTTTTTAAACGCTCAAACGAAGCCCTAACAACAAAGACAGAGGACTTTAAAAAAAACATCATAAGCGCAGC